CATAGGCAAAGAAGTAATGCTGAAAAGAATCCTGAGATTCCAGCTAGAACCATGAACATTCTTACTGCTTGGCTAGGGAACCACTCAAGATTAACAAAGGCTCCTGCTAGATAAGCAAGGAAGATAAACAAAGGAGGAAGTACTAAGAATAAAGTCAGTTTAAACTTAGTTTCTTCCTCAGGTGTTAATTGAGTCATAATGTATGGTGCGGATAGAGAGACTCGAACTCTCACGCTCTAGGCAATGGCTTCTAAGACCATCGTGTCTACCGTTCCACCATATCCGCATTCCTTTAATTATAGGTCATTGGCAAGGAGATAATCATAGATATCATCTATTTGTTCTGTATCTTTGTCTGGATCCAGTAGCCCTAAGAATTCATCAGGAATATCTGGTTCATAGACTTCCTCATCAGGTAGAGGTGCAGGATCACCCCACTCTTTATCAGAGGGAGGATTCAATGATACTTCTTCAAACATACAACCTCCTATGGGCATGTAGTTCTAGAAAGAATATGCCCTGAGTTATTGGTTCTGAAACAGACTAAGTCTTCTCCCATATTGATAGCTGCATCTGAGAGATATAGAGGAGAGTAGTAGATATGCTCACCAATCCTTACTGACTTAGTGCATATAAGAAAAAGGATGACTCCGAATAGCAGAATCATCCAAAACTTATCATTGTTTTTCATAGTAGTTATTTGGTGGTCTCTCCAGTAGGGCTCGAACCTACAACCCTGGGATTAGAAATCCCATGCTCTTCCGATTGAGCTATGGAGAGAAGGGCAGGAGTGCTTGCGTCAACTATCCCTAATTGTTAATAAAGAAGCACTCCTGTGGAGAAATGGTCTCGGTAGAAAGACTCGAACTTCCATAATCTTGCTCCCAAAGCAAGTGATCAACCTTTGACCCATACCGAGTAATGGTGCCCCTTTCTAGAATCGAACTAGAATTTGATGCTTACAAGGCAACTGTAATAACCATTATACTAAAAGGGCTTACTTAGAAATGTACTCTTCATAATCCTTCATAAAGTTACCAATGATAGCTTTAATATGAGGATCATCTCTCTTAATAGCGAGAGCTAGAGCAGCTACAAGTACTTCAGTTGTTGTAGCTTTAGCTTCATCATTACTTGGGTCAGGGATATAGGCTTCACATCCCTTGTTAGAAATGACAAGTGCACATTCATCAGCTTCAAGTGTAATCTGTGTACTCATAGAAATTCCTTTGGCGGAGGATGTAGGATTCGAACCTACGGATGGAGTTAACCACCTCCGGTTTTCAAGACCGGTGCTTTCAGCCACTCAGCCAATCCTCCAAAGTGGATAAATTATATATCAAATTAATTCTTAAATGGACTGATTCAATCCATTTAAGAATACCCACTATTTCTAGTGGGTACCCCATGAAACGCATGATAGAGGAATACGAATAATTCCTAGAACTACTTTTTAGTACTGCTGAGGGAATAGTTCCTGTGGTGGTGCCCTCTCTTCATACTGGTTCGTATGATCTGGGTGTATGGATACTAGACTAAAGGAGATCAGAACATGTCTAGTACCCATACAGCATTCTGGCAGGGAAGGTGGGATTCGAACCCACGAATGCTGGAATCAAAATCCAGTGCCTTAACCAACTTGGCGACTCCCCAGTTTCTGGTGGAACTTGCAGGACTTGAACCCACGACTTCTTCCGTGTAAAGGAAGCACTCTACCAACTGAGTTAAAGTTCCTTGGTGCACCCACTAGGATTCGAACCTAGAGTCAAACGATTATGAGTCGTCTGCTTTAACCGTTAAGCTATAGGTGCAATTTTAGCTTGTTTCTCTTCTTCTACAGCACGAAGATGTCTCTTTCGTTCAATATTCTTGAGAACTGCTTCAATCCTATATTCGAGAGATCTAAGCATATCATAACTATAACTGGCTATGTCCTTATACTCTGTGGTTTCATTAAAGACATAGTCATAACGAAGCTTACCCAAGCAATCAATTACTGCACTAATCTTTGGGAGAGCCTCATAGGCATCATTCCAGAACTTATCTTCATATTCCAATTCAATCTTAGGAACCATAAGGCTCTCCTTCTAGTCAAGCAGTGAGATTAGCAAACAAGCTCTTGGATCCCTTGGGAGCAGTATAAGTAGCTTCCTTCTGATCCAAGGGTTCTTTGACCTGAACAGGCTCTTCCTTCTTAGGCTTCATAACAGCTTCAACAACCTGATCAGCCCAGATCTCAGCAGGAGTCTTCTGAGGAACTTCTTCACCATTCAGGATGTCAATAGAAGCCTTGAGACCTTCATTACCACGGGTAGCAGTGAAGTCAATATGGATCTTCTTCTCTTCAGAGAGACCAATGTTATTCTTCAGATAAAGACGAATAGCTTCCTTGATTTCACTTTCAACAATCGTGACTTGCATTTTCTTTTTCTCCAAAAATTAAGACAGTTACACGAGGGTTCTCTTTATCTATAGAACCATAGTTGTAGCTGACATTAGGGATATAGGTGTAGTTGTCATCTGGGATTACTCCTGATCTAACTAGAGCATCACAGAAGAACTTATCTACTATTGAACAGACATTAGCTGTATCGCTAAGTCTCTTTGAACCAGGGTAATAAGTGTAGGTTAGATTTGCCTTAGAGAGCTTTGGTAGCTTCTTTAGCTCTGGTTCAACTAGTTCAGTGAAGCTCACTTTCAGATGGTTCAATATCTGATAGTGAGCATTTCTGTAGAAGTTAAGATTTAGGGCGTAGTTCTTACGCCCTAAAGTTAGCTTCAGTGGCAAATCAAGTCTTGCCACTTCTTCCATTAGCCAAACAGACTCTTAGTCTGAGTAGCAGGCTTCTGAGGAGCACCAGCAGTGCCTTCCTTCTTACCCTGAGCCTTGTTACGAGTCTTGCCAGCGTTCTTCTCAACCCACTTGTCAAGGAAGGCATGATCTTCCTTACCAGCAGAGATTTCGTTCACCGTGCACTTAGACTCAGCATGGAAGAACTTGTCAATGATGTTCTCTTCACGAGTATCACCAGAAGGAACATACTTGCCATCAGCATTTTTGACATTCTTGTCAACAACCTGCTTGATGATGCCAACAACCACTTCCTGATCAGACAGAGCAGTAATCGTAGGAACAGACTTCGGAAGTTCAGTCTTAGCTTCATAGTCATAGAGCTTGAAGACCTTATCTTCCGTATCCATCTTGCAGAGAGGTTCCTTGACAGTCAGCAAGCAGAGATCATTCAGAAGGGTGAAGCCAGGCAGAGGAACCTTGTTACCAGTCTTCTGGTTCACAAAGAAGTTCTCACCGTTCTTGTTCGTGATGTAGATCGTTTCACGATATTCACGACCTTCGATGTCCAAGAGGAGGTTAGCGGCCATAGCATTGGAGCTAGAAGCCTTCGTCATGTAGACAGCCTTGATCTTGGCAGGATAAACACCAGAATCCAGCAGGGAGAAACCACCAACGGAATCCTTGACCTGTTCCATCCCTTCAGTGTTCATGTTAGAGAAAATGCTCATTTTATTTTATACCTTATAAAGATTAGTTGTTGTAGAAATCATTGAGATGATCCAGGAGGATCTGGACATCGTTATCCATGTAAGTCTCATCCTTAGAGAACATACCCATAGGAGAACGAATACGTTCACCTGTAGTGTTCTTAGTCAGACGAGTCTGGAAAACATACTTAAAGCCAAGAGTTTCATCATCCTCAGTGATATGAAGAAGATCACTCTTGTACTCTTTCAGTTCCTTGAGGGGAACCTTTTTGGCAGCAACAATAGTAGAGAAGTAAGCTTCAATACCATTGTTCTTAAGTGCACCCTTGATAGGCACACAGACTTCATACTCACCAGTGGACTCATTCAAAGTCTTGAGAGTATGTGCAGTAAAGATGACAGGCTTGCCAAATTTAATCACCTTATCCTGCATTAATGTTTTAAAGAACTGCTGGAAATCGTTCCATGCCCTCATACCATTTGAGGATGTGAGCACATAGAGACTTTCA